CCCTAACTTGGAGCATCAACACATGAGGAAGATTAAGGACTCTGATGAACCCTGGACCGAAAGCGACTTTCTGCCGTTTCCGGACTGGAGTGATTCGCGGCTTCAAGGGGATTTCTGTCCTCTTGATGTCATCGTCACTGACCGTGATTATGACTTGGCCTGAGTTCTTCGACCTCGTGCTAGAGCTCTTCGTTAGGTGGGTGACTTCGGAGGGTTAGAATCCTCCGTAGGTGAGCCAGATCTACCTGATGTTAGTCTGGGTGGATCTCACCTTCTATCTACGAAAGGGCACTACGATCTTTTGTAGTGTATTACTCTAAGTTATGTCAAAATCGTTTAAGGTTGGCCCAATTGCCTACGATGTGGTGAAGATAACACCGTCGGGCGTAAAGTCTGTTATTGGACAGCAAGGAGCCTACTCGGAAGAGTTGGCTGTTCCCGCTACCATTAAGAGGCCGAAACCTGCGGATCTGTTTCTTAACCGCACTCAAAGGACAGTGCAGCTGACCCGTCTGACGACTGACTTTGGTTCGTGGAAAGACACTCTTGGCAACACCTATGTTGGACCTTTGACCGCCATTTTAAGTCCCGGTGACGATGGACAGCTTAACGGCTATCCAGCGATCGAGACCCTCGATGGTAGGTTGCGGCACAAGATAAAGAGCCAGAATGTCAACCTCGCGCAGAGTCTAGCTGAGTATCGCCAAACATCCAAAATGTTTAGCAACCTAGCTATTGACGTAACAACGACCTTTCGGTCGCTCCGATCTGGTCGGGCTTTACAGGAGTTTGTTAAGATCCTGCGAGACCCGAAGACTCGACCCGATAAGCGCATCGCGAATCGTTGGCTGGAATACCAATATGGTGTCCGACCTCTGATGCAAGATGTGTATGGATCTGCGGAAGCTTTGGCAACCAAGATCCGCACTGGCATGTATCTGCACGCGAATACCCGTGTGGAGGAGTCTTTTGAGTCGGCATCCCAGCTTGCTGGGGGCTTCAATCAAAAGGTCTTTCTCCGCCGGAAGTATACGTGGGTAGGTATTGCCCGTGCTCGGTATCGAATCTCTGATCCAACCATTAAACAGTTGGCCCAGCTCGGTATATCCAATCCATTACTTCTAGCTTGGGAGTTGATCCCGTATAGTTTTGTTATTGACTGGTTATTTCCAGTCGGCAAATGGTTGGAAAGTCTAGATGCCCTGAATGGTACGAGCGATCTACGGATTGCTCGTGCCTTCAAGGTGGTCAAAAACTTTACCTACACCTATACGACTGCAGGTCATTCGAATTATCTGGTGTCCCTGTCATCCCGACAGGCCACCGGCAGTTCGTTGGCTTTGCCTCAGTTTGCTTACAAACCGAGTACTTCCCTCAAAGCTGTAGCTAATGGGTTAGCTTTACTCTCACAACTTCGAAAGTGATCTCACATGAGCCAAGTTACTGGCCCTCTCACCATTAATAATGGTGCTGCCACCCCTGTGGCAAAGTCGTTTGCACCGGAGCGTGTTGCCCCTGAACTGTCGTCGTTCACTGAACGATCGGCAGCAGTGTCAGCCGGTTTCCCGCGCCTTTCGATTGGTTACTCGCCGGCTAATGCCAAGCGGGCTACTAATCGGGTTGACTTTAACCTGGACTTCCCAGTCCTGAGTACGGTCAATGGCGTGAGTACGGTTGCTTACGTTGGACGCTTCAAGGGTTACTTTGTAATCCCTGATGTGATGACTGCTGCGGAGCGGGCCGATATGGCCGCGTACGTGGCCAATGCTCTCGACGTCACTGCCATTCGTGGCGTGATCAAAGATCTGGATCCGCTGTACTGAGTTAACTAAACTTCTCAGCAACAAAGGAATTCCATGTCCAAGACAGTACATCCCTCGTTAGAGAGTTGCACTGTGTCGTCTCCACCCTCTCGTCCCAAAAGGACGGTAGTAAGTGGTGAGCATAGGTCAGACAGCCGTCGCGTTAGCGTAAGTGCTCAAGTCTTTAAGCTTGAGATTGACCTGCTACGGGCTCTATGTGAAAACATAGGTTCCGTTCGAAGCTTAACTGTCTCACTATTAGCGCTGAGCGGTGAATGGCAGCAGTTGTTGGATTTGACTGTGAACCCGGAGCACTATGACGATCATCGGCTATTCGCTGACGATTATCTTGTGACGAGTGTTATGCAGAAGAATCCGCGACTGCCGACCGGCATCGACAAAGCAGCTGTGGCGATAAGCAAGTTTCGCAGGGCCGAGGAAGTTTGTGCCGAAACGAACCAAAGGCTGG